GCAAACTCGTAAAACAACCCAGACCGATCTCCTTGCAGACCCTTCCCCTTCGTGTTGCCCCGACTCAAGTCCTGGCAGGGAGAACCCCCACACATCAGGTCTACATCCCCCAACTCGTTCCCTCTGATCTGGGTGACGTCTCCCAACTCCCTGACATCAGGGTAATTCTTCTTCAGAACCTGCTTGGGGTATGGATCAATCTCACTGCTGAGATACTCAGATACCGGAATGCCCATCCTGTCCAATGCGACTCGTAAGGCACCCAATCCATCAAAAAGACTTAACACCCTTTGAGGTTTCATCTTGTTGATCCGGTCCTGCGCCTTGTATGCTGCCTCTCTGTCGATGTCTGCTGCATAGACCGTCATCGGGTCTGTAGGCTCCCCAAGAATTGCCGTCAGTTTTTCCGGAGAAAGAATGCCCAACAGGTCCAAGACGGTAACGTCATCCAGCAACCCTCGTTGCTGCTCAATTTTGATGGTTGGTCTTGCTTTGGGCATATGAAAAAAAATTGGAGTTTATGTTGACGCTATCAAAACAATTTTTGATCTGTCAAAGTCAAACCACGTTGCCAACAAAGGGTTGGGCATATCCACCCCTGGCACGATACCTGCCGTCTGGCAGAACGGAACTCTGGGCAAACGTTAAGGAAAAACTATCTCCATAGTCCGGAGATGCCCCAATCCTCTTGCTTAACTCTTCCTTTCGCTCCACCGCAATCTTGCCATTGGGACGGTAGACGTACCGAATGGCAAGCAAGTCCCTCAACAACCCCTCCTCGTCCGGAATGCTGACCTCGTCGTCAAACCAGTCCTTGGCCTTGAAGTACAACTCTGCCCTGAGATTGGCATAGACCTCGCCCAGAGCAGGAGACTCCGATACATTGACCCCCCTTGCAGGGATTCCCCAAGACCGCAAAATGTCCAAGCACCCTGCTCCGACTCCGATATTGTCCACCAGCACCTCCGCACACTCTGGGATGCACCCCTCGTAGATGTCCAAGACTCTCCCTGCCAACTCGACCAAGTCCAACTTCTGATAACTGTAGATTCCCAACACCCGACGTCCCTGTCTCAGCGTGACCACACTATGGTCGGAACCGTACCGTGCCGGATCAACCCCCATTACAATCGGGTAGTCGTCCGGAATGACGACCTCCCGATTGATGGCATCCGTGACTCTCTCAGCACTGAAAACCGTGTCGTCATCCTGAGATGGAAACTCTCCAATGACCCGCACTCTCCACTGATTGCTAGACTCCGGATACTTCGACCTCATCTCCTCAATGAAAGACTCACTGACCAAGGGGTTGTCGAGGCACGATACCGTCATCAGCTTCCAACCCTTCTTTGAAGAGTGGAAGACATCGTAAAAGAAGCCACTGCTGTAGACAGGGTTGCCAAACAGCAGACAACAACTGTTCGGTGTGGAGAGACTCCCCAATGAGGCCTCCCACACCGAAATCGGTACGCCAGAAGCCTCATCAATCACCAACATGACTCCACCATGCGGGGGTGCATGGACCCCCTGCAGGGCAGTCGGAGACTCTGCCCTCGCTACACGAAAACTGATGAAACCCCTCTCCGGTGAAGCAGTGAGTTCCAACCTCTCCTGCTTCACCGTGATCAAGTCCCTCAGTGCTGCTGGCAACATCCCATGCCACTTCTTCACCTCTGCTGCCAAGGCATCCTGCAACTGGGCAATCGTCGGTGCCGTTACCACAATCTTGACGTCAATTCTCGTTAACAGAAACCAGAGCATCAACACACTGGCACAATGAGATTTCCCTACCCCATGACCACTTTTTGTTGCGACAAGACGTTGTCCAGAAGCGATTGCTTCCATCACCTCCTGTTGCCAAGGCAACGGTTCCACGTTCAGCATGTTCCTCGCAAACCCAACCGGATCATCCCGATAGGTCTCCATGAACAACGCTATGGGGTTCTTTTGATTTTCTTGCATAATTTTTATAGTTCTTTATAGTTTTTACTGATGTGCCAAACCGCATCTGCAGACATCTATCTCAACAGATAGTTGTCTTTGTTAGTTGACCCCAGTACTCCCTTCCGCTTCCACACTTTAGGGATACTGGGGTTTTTCGTTTCTAGTCATCTCCCCGCTTCAAACCCCATAATCTCTCTATCGTTACGATGCTCTTGCCACCAGAGACGACCTCTCTGCGCTCGACATACAACTCATCTACCTGATTATCGTTTGGGAACACTCCTGCACTCTGCAAAAGGTCCAGGACACTCTTGCCGTAGTTGTCGATGTCAAAGGAACGTCTTGTTGGCGGGAACAACTGCAGATGGACCCGTAAACGGTCCTCTGCAGCAAAAGGTTGGAATTCCGGTAGTTCGGAAGCGAATGCCTTGAAAAGACGACCCTTCCTGCTCAGAAGAGTCCGCCCATTCGGAAGATGTCGGTAGTAGGTATTGACAGACGGGGGGAACGGTAACGTTAAGGTGATCAACGATAGGAACGGAAAACTCTGTGCTGTGACTTACAAGTCAACGCTTCCACCAAGTCCGGATGTTGTTCTTTGAGTTGCTTCGTGTCCAGAGACGATCTCTCCTGCACTTTCCAGGTACAGAGTACCTTGCCTGATGATGATTGCAAACCAGCATGGTCTGCTACCCTCGACTTCAAGAACGTCTCCAACTTCTTGATCTGCTCGTCATACTGCCCTCGCTCCCGCTTTAACTCCGCATACTCCTGCAGAGCATGCTCCTCGTCAGGACTTGCCTCACGCAAGTCCTGATGCTCCTCTGGGTACTTGTGATCAAAATCCACTGCAAACATCAACTCCGGTTCGTTGCCATTCTGCACATCTGCCCAATAACTCAATGCCCTGCTCAAGATCTCTGCCTGAGATGCCCTGTTCTCTACACACTTCAACACCCTGACCTCCCTGTTGTCCAAGACCCCAACTGCATAGTAACAAACGGGTTTCTTCGTTAAGAGCATGTACCACTGCATCTGATAGAAGTGAGAAGGGGGACACAACCCCCCTTCCACTTCTTCAATCAAATCCCCATGATTGCCATACTGAGACAACATCCTCGACGTCGTCGTCTTGCACTCCAACACCGCATCTGAACGAATGCCATCAACATGCGCCACCAGGAAGGGATAGTCCGGATGACGATAACGTTTCCTCGACCTCCGGAACGTTAAGCCTGTCAACCGTGTCGCTTCACTCCTGATGAACTCCTCAAAGGCGGTTCCCCAACGCATGGCATCGTTCTCCTCCTCCGGAGGCAACTCCCCCCTCTTCTCCAAAAAGAGTTGGTACGGACTCTTGTAGGGATTCGCTCCCATCAAGACGCCAATGTCCGATCCCCCAAGGAATTGCTTCCTCTCCTCAACCAGAAACTGCGGATTCAACATCTCCACTCCTCTGTACAAAATTGAACTTCTGAAACTTGCTCAACGGGACCATCCTCATGACGACCCCAGAACCCTTTGTGATCCGACAACGATCTTGGATCTGATCCCCATGCAACCCCCGAAAGGGGGAGTACATCCAATACTCCCCCCTTTTGTGCGTCCGCCACCTGTGCACAAACGTGGTCGGAATCAACCCGTGAGACCACGATTTACACGCATATAACCACTTCTTGACCTCTATCGGGATCAGGATCTCGTCCAACTTCCCCTGCTCGTACCTCCTCGTCTCCTCCAGAAACGTCTTCAACTCAAAATAACTCTCCACGTTCCCATCGGCTCCAATCGATACAAAGTCCATGATCTGAGAATCCTGCAACTTGATCAACTCCTTGCCCGTTGCCATCAGGTACAACTCCATGAATTCCTTCTCCTCTGCCAAAGAGTGCAAGTCACTGTCTGGATATGCCATTCCTCGCTCCATTGCTGTTTTACAAATACCTAACATCAACCTAACGTTAGGCTAACATTAGGTAAAAACGGATCTCTCTTGATCTACCTAACTAACCTAACAACACCCTATAGGGGTGTTAGGTTGTTAGGTTAGGATCAATTGCCGTTAGGGATCATCGTAGTCTATAGTGCTGACTCTCTCTCAGATTCCCATTCGTTAAACTTCGAAACGATTGCCTCCGCTTGCTCAATCAACTCCATCGGGTAGGTGTCCTGAGACCCCTCCAAAAGTCTCAGGAACACCTCCCAGACCTGCAACGTGTACAAGTTTTCTATCTCCTGCAAACTCACTCCTGTGCCTCGCTGGAAGATCTTGTCCAGCAGTAGCGAATGAATCATCTCTCTCCTTTTTATAAACGTTTCCTGTTTCCGGATCTTTTAAAAACCTCTTTAGTGCTTTCATTGCCCTCCCACCAAAGTGAACCCTGGCAATCAGATTATTTCGATCTGGATGATGCGGTACGCCCATTTCCCGCATCATCGCAATGAATATCCCGCTTGCAATAGACTGATAATCCTGATGTCTATACATCTCGTTGGTTTTCTTGTTCCGTAAAAACAACCAATGCTTTGTCGAGAAATCTTCTACCCTGTGCTTCCAAAAGTATGATCCCCCATGTCCTTGAGACGGGTACTTCGTTATGACCCCCTCCCCAATCATGAATTCCAGGAAATCCCCAGTAATGACTAGTGAGTCGTCCAAATACTGTGACTTTAAAAACTTGTCTGTATGCCGCTCTTTGTATGGCGATTTGAGCCTGATTTCATGGGGGTACTCCTTCCAATTGTAACTCTGCATGGATTTCGTTATGTATCCCTCCAAACAAAGATCCGGATGCCTTCTGAATAAATCTAGTGCTAGATGGGGTTCTCTCATCACTCTCCTTGTGTGAAAATTTCTAAAAAATTAAAAATTGGGGTTGGTGGACTACGCCAACGTCCTCGTCCCTGTTCGGGGGAGGGGGGGGTAAAAATGCTTTCAATGCTGCACCGTGGCATGGTTAACGTGGACTTTATCGTGGACAAGGACTTTATGGGCAGGAAACATGCGGTGCTGGATCTGATCAAAACTCAGATGCCATGCACCAAATCATGGTCAATTTCGTGCGAGATATTTGCCGTTACGGAGTCGCTGAGAGACCTCCCACACCCATCCCCACAACCATTCTCCCGATCATCCCCACATCCTTCCCCACCTTCCAACCGATCCCGATAGGACCGTCCCTGCACTCCCAACAGTCTGGCAATCTCTCGTATCCGGTCTGCCGTATCTGGGGTAACGAACTTCCCTCCTTTCCCTGAGAGTACGGTCGAGACAGTTCCTTGCGTAACTCCAGCGAGTTGGGCGACTTGTCGACGCAGACCGAACTGACACCCGCAACTAGTCGACGACCCACTGATCAGATTAGACCTTTCGATGGTTCTTTCCTTTCCGCAGAGGGTACAGAGGCAGAGCCAATAGGTCCGACTTCCTGACTTGG